ACGACAAAGAAGGAGTTTGATCTCCTTTTTTTTTAAAACAAAACTTTATTTTTAAGCCAACTTATAGAAAGAAAAAGAAAAGAAACTTAAAAAAAAATAAATAAAAAAAAATTTAAGTTTATGGATTAAGTTTTTCTATATAATAAAAAGCAATATGATAGAAGACAAAATAAATATAGCAAAAGCAGTATCAGCTGAAATTGAAGGGATTCTAGGCGTCAATTCAGCAAGCGTCGATGACTACAACAAATACGGCGAGTTTCAAATTGTTGTTTACTTGGATCTGGATAAAAATAAAAAACCTCTCAAAAAAGATTTTAATTTAACCACAATTAGACGAAACATAAAAAGAATTTTAAAAAACACAAAACAAGTTTCTAAGTTTGGAAACAGCATAGAAACACCTAAAAGAGAATATGATAAATTTACATACCGAGGAAGAACAGAATGTACTTTTAAGGGATATGAACGTTCTTATATAATGGTCGACTTTACTATTACACTACCCAACGAACAAGTCTCGATTATAGACTTACTTTTATAAAATTAAACCAATTAATACAATGTCAACATTTCGAATTATTACAGAGGAAAAACATAAATACAAAAAAGATTCATTATACGTACTTATTTTTAAAGATAAAGAAAATTACGGCGTGGACGTAGCAAATTCTACCTCAAACTTTGGAAGAGTATATACAAATGACAAAGAAAATGCTATGTACTTATTTTCTATTTTAAATGAATTTATTTCAACGCAAGATGATTACGTAAATTCTTGTGTTTATGTTTCATCACTTTTGTCATACGACACGTTTGAAGAAGTGATACTAAATTTACATACATACAGAAGAAAAATAGAAAAATTAGAAGCTTATTCATTAATTAGAATGCTTGGATTTGAAAAACAGGAGATGAAGATGAGCGGTGGAACACATTTCATTAAAATATTTAAAAAAGGAGAAGACGAACAATTTGGTGAATTTATTTCTTTACCAAACACAAATAAATTTATGTTTCATTTTTCTTAATTTTTTATTTACTTTTAAACTCTCCCTGATTATATTTGTTTATCAAATTTGGTGGAGTAGCTCAGTGGTAGAGCAACGGCTTGAAACCCCGTGTGTCGCAGCGTTCAACTCCTGCCTCCACCACGAAACCTAGTTCAAGTTTCATTCATAATTGTCTTTTTTAAAAAGGGGGAAAATTAAATTCTCCCTTTTTTAAGTTTTAATGGTTACGTTTTCTATATAATAAAAAAAACCATGATCAGACAAATTTTAATTTTTATTTTATTCTTTGGTTTATTTTCGTGTGAAGCTCAAACCACATTAAATAAACCAACCCCCACAAAAAAAGAAGTACCTGGATTTCCTGTAGATTTACAACAAATTTTTGACGACTATAATGCAAATGTAGATTCTATGGATATTATTTCTTTAGAGATTGCCTCTCTCACCACTGAACAACTTAGTTCTATTTCTAAAGAAGAAGCTTATAGGCTTTTAATTAGGTATGATGAGTTAGCTATGAGGGTGTATGACAATGCTGATTTAGAAATGATCCTAACCACAGAATACCCAAAATATAAAGATGACTTCTATAAAAAATGCAAGTCATGCACCATTCCAAGAAACCTGGCAGAAATTTATGAAATTCTTTCTAAAAAAATTTAAGTTTATTGTCACTTTGTTTCTATATAATCGTATAACATATAAAACTTAAAATTATGGAAAGAAAAACAGCACAAGAATTGATGAACGACATAACAAATTTCGTTAATGTTTATGGATTTGACAAAGAAGGCTTTAAAGATGCTTTTCGTAGACAGCATAGAACCTTACAGCAGTCAACCATTAGAATGTTCTTAGAAGTGATAGAAATGGTCGGTAAAGAAGATTACCAAACAGATTTGCGCAATGAAGATGCAAAGAAAGTTTGTGGGGATTTGGTAAAAGGTTTCAGAATGTTAAAAGAAAATGAAACTGGATACAAACATGATAGTTTTTTCCCTAGCCAATTTTTAGGCCACATTTAATTAAGCTCTCCCTCATTATTTATACAGAGTAGTGCGACAAACTGCACCTTAAAATGTTCACTGCGAAAGCATAGCAGACCAAGCAACGGAGGTATTAAAACGTATAAGGTTGCACTACTTTTTTTTAAATAAAATTTAAGTTTTCTCAAACAAAATTTCTATAAACATATAACCCTAAAAATATAAACGATGAATTTTAAAGAAGCCTTACAAGTTTTAAATATAGAGGATTATGGTGAAAGAATTTTTCGCAGCAATTCACAAGGAGAATTGTTTCACTTATATCAGTACATTGAAATTGCTGATATTCTTAAAAATAATTCTGAATGGTTTAGACCCTGGTTTGAGGGTGTTGTAAAGGTTGCAGAATTAACCTGGGATAGACCAGAGTCAGTTTTCCAACACATAGGTCCAATTTTGTCAGAACAATTAAGAGAACTTGAAAAATAAATTTAAGTTTTTAAATGAAATTTTTCTATAATAGTATAAACAAATAAAAAAGAGATAAAATGCCAAATCATGTAACAAACATTTTAACGTTCAAAACTTCAAGCGAAGGAATTGAAGAAATTTTAAACACAATTAAAGGCGAAGAAGAAACAATAGACTTCAATAAAATTATTCCTATGCCTAATAGTTTACAAATAACTTCTGGCTCACAAGTTGATAATGGTATTGCAGTGTTGAAATTCTTAAATAATGGCGATGACTCAAAATTAAAACCTATGTTGGATTATGCTTGGGTAAAGGCTGAAAATATAACTACATGTAAACAACTTGCAGATTACCTTGTTCAAGAGAACAGAGTAAATTTAGAAGAGGCAGCAGTTGCTATTAATAATGAAGCAGAACATGGATTCAAAGATTGGTATTCTTGGTCCATAGCAAATTGGGATACAAAATGGAATGCTTACAGCACCAGCTCAAATGACAACTCTGTTATTTTTGACACAGCATGGAGCACTCCTATGGCTGTAGTTGTAAAACTTTCTTCTATGTTTCCAGACGTGGAAATGACTTTGGAATTTGCAGATGAGGATTTTGGTCATAATTGTGGAGTTGTCACTTTATTGGCTGGTCAAATAATTGAAGAAGATATTCCAGACGGAGGTTCTGCAGAGGCATATGCACTTGCTGCAAAAGTTCAAGATATTGGCATAGACCAATTATTATACTACATAGCAGACACAGAAGATGAAGAATTCGCTACCAACTTAATTTCAACTATGTTTACTATATTCTCCCCAAAAGAATTGGTAGAAGAGGTGGAGTTTGATGAGGACATGCATTTTTCAGATACTTTCTTAAATACATTAAAAGAAATGTTAATTGAGAATGAAGAATATGAATTGATTTCAAAAGTAGATACAAAAATTAATTCTTTAAAAGAAACAGAAGGAGAGCAATAAAAACTCTCCCTGTTTTTTAAGTTTTCATTTAAAAAATTTCTATAACAATATAACATAAAAACAATTAAAGAAATGGGACAATACTTTCAACCATGCTCGCTTACAAGTGACAAACAAAACGTTAAGAGCTTTGTTTATTCTCATAGCATTAAAAGTCGTTGGAAAAGATACGACGGCAAGTTCGTAACAACAGGCCAAGGTCTTAAATTGATGGAACACTCATACTTAAAAAACAAAATGATGTTATGTGTAGAGGCTCTTTTGATTGAGGGTGGAGAATGGCACAAAACACCGATTGTGTGGGCAGGTGATTATTCAGACCACGTGAGAAATGAAATGAATTACTACGATATGTGCGATTCAACAGACGAAGGAGAACATGTTGCAAGAGAGTTGGTTCCAAAACCTTTAACAGCAAAACAAGCAAAAGAGTTTCAATTCATTGTTAACCATACAAAGAAAGAATTTGTTGATAAGAAAAAAGTTCCGTCTGTTGATGGATGGCAGATTCACCCACTTTCCTTGTTGACTTCTTCAGGAAACGGCAGAGGTGGTGGTGATTTCAGAGGGGAAAATAAATTTGTTGGAACGTGGGCTGGAGATATTATTTCTGTAGAAAAAGAAATTCCTACAAACTTCAAAGAAATTGTACCAAATTTTAAGGAGGATTAAAAAATAATTTGTAACTTTGTTCCTAATGGCAAAAAAAATAGACATTGGGAACAAAGCCTTTTCAAATGCAATATCTCATTTGAAATTTAAACCCCACAAAAACATTATTAAAGCGCTAGATTCAAAAATGTTTTCTTTAGATGCAAACAATGTATTTAGTTATAAACCAGAATATTTAGCAGGAAAGGAGTTTGAGGCTTCGTGCAATATTATTGAACGTAGACTAGGATCTAATGTAACAACAAAAGATATCAAACTAAAAGTATTTGGCCTTTTCTCTTTTATATCAAAACAAGAATCTCCCCACAAGGAAGATCTTAAAAGAATAGCAGTTGAAACAATAAAGGAATTATACAACGTTCCTGATCATGTAAACCTGCAAGCGTTCATTGAAACAAAAATTGATTTAGACACAAACCAGGATGATAATCCGAAACCGTTTCTAAACCTCTCCCTAGAACAAAAGAATGGGATGAGGGATTCTATACAGGCAAGAGTAATATTAAACGCTCTTGTGCATGGTTCATCTATGTACATTTGGAAAAGTGTATACTATATTGTTCGTGACAAATTAATGAAATTAAATCCTATGCTTGTTCAGTTATATGATGAGTATACAGCAGGAGTAAATTTTCTTTTTTGGACAATGGATCCTCAGAGTTTTCAGTCGAGCATAGATTCAAATCAACAACTTACACAGGGTTATAATGAGATTAAATTTAATGATACAGATGAAGATGGGGCTACTATTACCTGTAAGGGTATTAACTTTCCTATTTTATTACACGAACTAAATAAGGGAGTTATAGATTATTTGATTTGTCATCAAATACCTCAAGAATACACAGAAGATGAACTTAGGTATTTTTATTCAAAGTCAGATAAGTATGAAAATGAATTTTGGCATTACCTACTCTCCCCAACTCTTTGGTCAGATTTATTAGAGACTGTAGATGTTGTTCCGCAAGATTTACCAAGTGTTATTTCTAAATTATCTAAATTATCTTACCAAAAATTGACAGAAATATTTAGAAATATGATGGATGATAAAGTGATGGCAAAAACAAAATTGAGCGTATGGAAAGTAATATAAATAAATCTCCCCAACCAGAAATCTTACCAGTTCCAGTGGTTGTTCCAAGACCAACTAAGAACCCTAAGCCAAGCAGAGAACCGTTGCCAGATGATAGTCCATTTAAAATCAAAAAACCGAAACTGAATCCAACCCCAAAAGGAATTTATAGTTCTTGGTCTTAACGTTTATTTTTTTTCATATATATTTATATATAAACAAAAGTGAAAACAACAAAATTAACTCAAGAAGAGTTTATAAGAAGAGCAAAAGAAATTCATGGAGATAAATTTGATTATTCATTAGTTGAATATAAGAATATTTTTTCTAATGTTAATTTAATATGTAAAGTGCATGGAGAATTTAGTAAGCAACCAAATTCTTTATTGTTGGGAACTGGATGTCAAAAATGTTATAACGAAAAAAGAAAAAATAACGATGACGGTAGTTACAGTAAATTAAGTCTAGACACCTTTATTAATCGTTCTAATTTTATTCATGAAAATAAATATGATTATTCTCTTGTTGAATATAAAAATGTTGCAACTAAAGTTAAAATAGTTTGTCCAAAGCACGGTTTATTTGAACAGACTCCAGGTAAACATTTTAAAGGACAGGGCTGTAGAGAGTGTGGTAAAATAAAAAATAGCATCAAACAACAGCAAAAAACCAAAGAAGAATTTGTAGAACGTTCTAAATTTATACATAACAATAGATATGATTATTCTTTGGTTGATTATAAAGGTACTCAAGTGAAAATTAAAATAATTTGCCCAGAACATGGAATTTGGGAACAAAAAGCAGGAGGGCATTTAAGTGGGAAGGGTTGTCGAACCTGTTCTGGTAGTAAAAAGCTAACTATGAAGGATTTCTTAAGAAGAGCTACTGATGTACATGAGAATAAATATGACTATTCCCTTGTTAATTACACAAATCACTATGGTAAGGTTGATATTATTTGCCCAATACATGGGGAATTTAAGCAAGGAGCAGGCAGTCATTTATCTGGTGTTGGTTGTCCTAATTGTAATGAATCAAAAGGAGAGAGAGAGATAAGAAAGTGGCTTATAAATAAAAAAATAAATTTTAGCAAACAAAAAACCTTTAACAATTGTAAATTTAAAAGACAATTATATTTCGATTTTTATTTACCTGACTATAATATGTGCATCGAATTTGACGGAAAACAACATTTTTATGCGATTGAGCATTTCGGAGGAGAAGAAAAGTTATTAGAAAATAAAAAAAGAGATGAGTTTAAAAGTAATTTCTGCATTAAAAATAATATAAGATTAGAAAGAATACGTTATGATGAAAATATTATTGAAAGATTGAGAAAAATAGAAAAAAGTTTTTAAGTTTTGTAACTTTTTTATTCTATAAACGTATAATAATAATTTTAACACATAATGAGACAGACACAAATGAAAGCGGCGAAGGAGATGAATGTAGAGAGTAGAGTTTTAGAGTTGATTAACTGCAATTCACAAATAAAAAAAGATGAGGGTTTCTCATTGTTGTTCAAAGAATATAAAAGTAAAGTTTTTAACTTTTTAAATAAAAAGCTTAATTACAACGAAGAAGTGGCGAAAGATTTATTAATGGACGTATTTACAAAAGTTCATTTAAAATTCGATTCTTACTCGTCAGATGAGGGAACAATTTCAAGTTGGATTTACAAAATTGCAAACAATACTCTTTTGGATTTCAGAAAGAAAAAAAGTAATTCAGAAGTGAGTTTAGATAGTTTAGGTTTTACAACAAATAATGGAGATGAATTTATTGAGTTTCAAGTAGAAGACAAAAACTTGCTAAACAACTCTATGAATTCAATGATTAAAGCAGAAGAATATAAATTGTTATTCTTAGCTGTTGAAAAAATAAAAAATGAAAAACAAAGACAAGCTCTTGTTCTTTATTATTTTGGCGACAAAAGTTATTCTGAAATTTCAAGCGAAATGGGTATTCCTCAAAGTGATGTAAAAGCTTTTTTACACAGAGCAAAAAAACACTTGAAAGATATTTTAACTAAAGGAGGATTTTAGTATGGGAATTGATACAAAGGCAGTGATTCGAAAAGGAGTAACCTTAGAAGAGTTAAAAGCGCACGCAGAAAAAAAACTTGGACCTATTATAATTGAAAATACTTACGATGAAGATTTCTTCTATTTCAGATTCAAAGAAGGAGAAAAGAATAGAACATTAGCAGTCTTTACAGATCCGACATTGGCTGAAAGAGATTACGGAATTAACGGAATACTTTTAAGCCTAGGATGCTGGGGTGATAGTGTTGGGATTATGATGCACTTCTTAGAAGAGTTTGGGGGATTTATTGATGAGAACGATTGTGATGACATAGACTTTCAGGCTGTTAACATTCACAAATTAGAAGAGGCCAGAGAATATACCCCCAAAGAAAAGTTCAAACAAAAACTTATATATGAGTTCGGAGCAGATAATGTCAATAAGATTTTAAAACTCTGTGAAGAGTACAAGGATTTATAAAAAAAATTAATAACCCAATTCAAAAGATTGGGTTTTTTGTTTTTATGTTCTATTTAAGAGAAATTTAAAAAAGATGACTCTTAAAGAAGCTAAGGCGTTATTTGATGAAATTATGGATTTATGCTACCAGCTAGAAGATCATAACTTGAATGGTGCACTAGAATCTTTTTATCAAGAAATATCACATGCTCAGGACGAATATGAGATATTAGAAATTACAAGTGAATTAATGTTTTATGTGGATGAAGCTGCTGATTTAGACCAGGACACAGAAGATATTAAATCAGAAATTCAAGATTTATACAATAAAATGCAAGATGAAATAGAATAATACTTTGGTTTGTAAAAAAAAAATATTAAGTTTGTACCTAAAGTAATTTTCTATATAGATGAGTCTTGATTTTAATGTTAAAAAAAAAGAAAAAAACAATAATTTCTTTTTATCTTTTTTAGGGTTAGTGCTAATCGTGCTATCCGTTTCTTTTGTGGTTTTAGGATCATACAAAATGATTTTAGCTCTATTTACAAAATATAATTTACAATCCATTGATTTATTATATTTTACCAGCGGAATTTTAATATTATTCTCTATAGGAATATTAAACCTGGTTAGCGAAATAAAAGATCAAAATAAAACAATCGCTAAAGGAGTTTTACATTTATTGAAAACCAAATTAAATAATGAACCAAAACCAACTGGTGTAAATTTCCAGGAAACCCTCAAAAATTTATTCAAAAGAACACCAGGTATGTCAGACGATGATGTGTCTGGATCTATATCGATTTATAATGCAGATGATCCTGATAATCCAATTTTCTCTGGAGATTTTAAAAACATGGAAGAAATGAACGAAATCAGAAAACAGATGCTTGATAAGATGTTAAATTCACACCAGGAATTTAAAGGAAAAAAAATGACCAAACAAGAAATGCTAAACTCATTGAGCTTAAGAGAACTTAAAAGTGAATTAAAACTAGCTGTAGACTCTGAAGATTGGTTGTGGGCTGCTTCTATTAGAGATAAAATTTCAGAAAAAGAAAATAATAAAAAGAAAGGAAATCCAGGTTCAGAAAAAAAAGATAATTAATTTGTAACTTTTTTTAATCTCAGTCGTATAATATAATGTAGTTACAGAGATTTTTTTTGTTGTTTGTTTTATTGTTGAATCTCTGATATAAGTCGAAATACTTATATAACCCAAGACCTGCCAATCTTGGGTTTTTTATTTTATTTTTTTTAAGTTTTGTAACAAAATATTTCTATAATCGTATAAACATTAAAACCTGATAAAATGGCGACACACACAGTTAAGTTGACAGCAGAAGAATTAGAGTTAATTGAAAACAAGAGAGCAGAAGAAAAAGCGGCTCAAGAAGCTCTATTAAAGTCTTATGACCACTACAAAGCAAATGCAATTAAACAAGAAGAAGAAAGAATTGTACAAACTCAAAAAGAACAAGAAAACAAAAAGAAAGTATATGAGGATTTCTTTAATAGTTTGACTGCCATTTCTCCAGTGTTCAAATTAGATTGCAAGAAAATAATAAACAAAAAAATTATTGAATTATTTGAACTTGATGAAAATGGATTTCAGATTAGATATGAATATGATAAAGAAGGAGTTGCAATACGCTCTTTAAAACCTAAAGAAAAAATTACTCTTAATTCATACTCATACGATATAAGAATTTCATACATAGGAAATGTGCCTGAAGGACATTCATTTCACGTCATTGCAGTTCCACAATACTCAAAGTATAGACACCATATTATTGGTTATAAAATGCAAATTCAAGGCACAGGAATTAATTCTTGGGAGAAAAAAGGGCAAATGACAAAACCTCAAACCGTAGTTAATAAACTTGCTGAATTGGCTCAAAATGCTTTCTATGAAATTGAATATAAAAATTCAATGAAATTGAGACAGCAAAGAATTGAAACAGAGTTCCAAAATAAATTCGGCCACTTAGAAAATGAAGGTGTTCAAATTAAAATTAATGAATGCGAATTCACACTTACATATAAGAATGGTATTGTGTTGAAAATTGGAGCATACGAAGAAAGCAATGGTAAAGTTGTCTTCAATAACTCAAAAGTTACCATACCTTATGGTTCTGATATAACTAAATTGGTTGAGGGGCTGAAAAATATTTAAGCCCCCAAAAAAAAATAAAAATGAAAAAAAGTTTTTTATAATATTTAATTTTACTATATTTGCATACACGTTCTTTAAAATACTAAAAGAAACCAAGGCTACGTTCTATGTTACTTCTAAATGGTTATTATAGGTTCGAATCCTATTGAATCCCATTGGGGTTTAATATTCACTTAGGCAATTTCCTTGGTTTCTTTTTTGGTTCTATGATGTAATTGGATAGCATATTTCTCTTCTAAAGAAATCGTTCAGGTTCGAACCCTGATAGGACTACTTTTTTCTTTGTTGTTTTTGGTTCGTTTAAAAAAACTCATACTATTTATAATAAAATATTATGAGCTTAAATGAAAAATACAAAAAAGAAGAACTTTACGAACTAATTTTTATTAAAAAATTATCTTATCGTGAAATTGGCAGAATTTATGGTGTAAGTGATACTTACATAAGAAAAGTTGCAAATAAATTAGGAATTATTTTAGATAAAAGAAAAGTATTTAAAATTGATTTCGTACCACACAATAAAAATACTGGTAAAAAAATTGATTGTGAGAATTGTGGAAGTGACATTTATAAATCTTGGGTTGGTCAAAAGTTTTGTTCAAGAGAGTGTGATAATGATTTTAAAAAAAGAAAAAAATATAATGAATATTTGCAAAACCAAGAAAAATATTGTTATGATAGAGATATGAAATTTGCCAAAAAACATATCTTATTAGAACAAAATTGTAAATGTTTAATTTGTAATATTGATAATATTTGGAATAATAAAGAATTAATTTTTATTTTAGATCATATTGATGGTGATGCAGTAAATAACAAAAGAGAAAATTTAAGACTAATTTGTCATAATTGTGATTCTCAATTAGATACTTATAAATCAAAAAATAAAAACTCTTCAAGGAAGGAAAGATATTTAAAGAATTATAAAAATTAATTCAAAAGATAAAGCGTTGGTTGTCGCTATATAAAATTGGGTTAAGTTATGATATCCTCTACCTAATTTAATACAACTGCAAAGGTCTTGTAGCTCAGCTGGTTAGAGCAAAAAACTCATAATTTTGAGGTCGGGGGTTCGAGTCCCTCCTGGACCACATTACGCTTTGGTGATGGAATTGGTAGACATGCTGCGTTAAGGGCGCAGTGCCGCAAGGTGTGAGGGTTCGAGTCCCTCCCAAAGTACACAGACTTGACGAAATAACTCCTCCTTTCTTTCGTTAAAGTAAAAGAGTGATCAGATAACCTGGTCACTTTTTTTTATTTCCCCCAAACCTCATCCCCAAAAGCCAACCTATAGAAAAAAAAACATCAAAAACTTAAATTCATATATATTTATTTTTATAAAATAATATGATATGAAAATAACAAAAATCGGATCAAAAGGATTAGAAGTAATTAAATCTTTTGAGGGTATTAGATTAAAACCATATTTGTGCCCAGCAAAAATTCCAACCATAGGATATGGTGCCACTTTCTATGAAGATGGAAAAAAAGTGACAATGAAAGATCCTGCAATTACAGAAGAAAGAGCTACACAGCTTTTAATGCACACACTTTCAAAGTTCGAACAATACGTTGACTCATATTGTAGAGATGATGTTAATCAGAATCAATTTGACGCACTTACTAGTTTCTGCTATAACTTAGGACCTGCAAACTTGAAAAGCAGCACACTATTGAAAAAAGTAAATGCAAACCCTAATGATGAAACAATTAGACAAGAGTTTATGAAGTGGAACAAAGCCGGGGGAAGAGCTTTGGCCGGCCTAACAAGAAGACGCCAGTCAGAAGCTGATTTATATTTTAGTTAATATCTAATTAAAAGTTTTTTGAGGGTATCGTATTTTGCGATACCTTTTTTTGTACCCCCAACCAAAAGCCAACCTATAGAAAAAAATAAAACCAAAACTTAAAAACTTTTTTAAAAAAATTTATTTACTTTTTTTTAAGTTTATCCCCCATAGTTTTCTATATAAATGTTGATAGCGATTAACAGCACAGAAAAAAAAATAAAAATTAATTTAAGTTTCTTGTGACTTTTTTTCTATATCATCGTATTAACATTATAAATCATTAAATTTTAAAACTATGGCTCACAACTTAGAGATTAGAAACGGAGTTGCTTCATTCGCTAGCACTCAAACAGCATGGCACGGACTTGGTCAAATTGTTAATGGTGCTATGACAGCAAAAGAGGCAATTGAATTGGCTCGTCTAGATTATGACGTGGTTAAAGTTCCAAACTACGCCTTTTATAACGGCGAGTTCTTGGATACCCCGGCTTCGTTCTCAACCCTCAGAACTGACACAGGACAAATTCTAGGAGACCGTATTGGAAAGAACTATACCATAGTTCAGAACCTAGAAGCGTTTGAATTTTTTGACACAATTACAGAGACAGGCTCTGCAATTTATGAAACCGCAGGAGTATTGGGGATTGGCGAAAAGATTTTTGTCACAGCCAAAATGCCAGATACAATTCGTATTGCGGGTACAGATGACCTAACAGAAGTGTACGTTCTCCTAACTTCTTCACATGATGGCTCAGGTTCCATTATTGCAGCTGTAACACCTATTCGTGTGGTTTGTCAAAACACCCTCAATATGGCACTTGGAAATACAATAAACCGTGTTTCAATTAGACATAGCTCTATGGTTAAACAACGCTTGGCTGATGCACACAACGTGCTAGGTATTTCTAAGGCGTTTGTTGCTGAAGCAAATGAGTGCTTTAACTTCTTGTCTAAGAAATATGTTTCTGATGATTCTGTTAAAGAACTAATTCGCAACTTGTTTAATGAACAAGAGCGTGACAGCACTCGAATTAAAAATATTGAGGATGCTGTATTAGAATGCTACTTCGCTGGCGTTGGCCAAGAGAAAATTGTTGGAACTGCTTGGGGAGCAATTAACGGAATTACTTTTTACTTAGACCATGTAAAAAATTACCGTAATGACTCAACAAAGTTTGACAATGTTCTAGGCGGTGCCTCAGCAAACATTGCAACCAAAGCAACAGAATTACTACTTGCAATGTAAAAAAAAATAAATAACTTTTTTGGGGGAGGCAAAAGTCTCCCTCATTTTTATTTGTAACTTTTTTTATTCTTAATCGTATTATACCATATGAAAAATATACATCTTTATTTATTACTCTCCCTGTCTATTATAATAATAGCTTCATCCCTAAACAAAAAACAGAACCAGGAAAAAAAACATATAAACAATTCCTATTTAAATACAGCTGATTGGATTCAAAAGAATTTAAACATAAAAATTCCACAAGAAGTAATAAATACCTCATCCCTCAAAGATGAAAACTTTAAAACGCCAATAAGCGAACCATTTAAACTAGATATTAAAACTCTCCCCATTAACACAACAAACAAAAAAGTTGTCCCCTCACAAAACGGTATATACATAGACCTTTCAGATGATCAAATAAATAAAATAGTTTTTATTACAAACGAAAATATAATAATATCAACCAGCTCACTCCTGGCAGAAAGAGGTTCATCCATTATATACTATATCAAAACAAAAGAAACTGTTAACCTGGATAACTCAATTGTTTTGGGAATTAAAAATGAAAACCAATTAAATATTAGCAAAGGATATTTTACAGATGAAGAATATATAATTCAGAAAGGAATATACTTCATTAAAGATAGAGCATATAAGTTCAATTAAAATAATATTTGTAACTTTTTTTAATTAAATTCGTAATAATAAAAAAAATAAATTATGTCAAATACAAAATTACCAACGCCAATTAAAGCATTTAGAACGTTCTTTATTAAAGGAGTTAAGTTTGAAATTAATCTCAAGGAATATGTATCAATACGTAAACATCAAAGAGACTTCTCCCTAGAAGAACATCTATTCCAAACAAGAGCTCTTGAAATGCCTGAATATACATCTCCTGAGCCAGATATAATTGAAGCCTGGGAAACTGTTAAACCAATCTCAGCAATTCAAGCCCTCAAAAAATTTTCGTCAAATGCTCAACAGCTAATGACTGTATTATCTATTATGGGACCAGAAGCAACTTTCAAAGCACTTAACTCAACTATTAAAGATCAACAAACAATTACAAAAACTCAAAAGAGAACTTTCCTTAAAGATAATTCTTCAATTAACTTCGAAACAACAAAGAGACAAAACTCTCCCTCTGTAGCTTCTGAATTATTTGAAACAAAAGAAGTAACATATAATGATACTTATACACTACATGTAGTAAATGAAAAACAATTCGGACAAAACTCTGGATTGGAAAATCCAATATATGTTCTAGAAGTTGAATGTCCCTCAACACATAATCATTACTTTATTTTCGTTGACTCAGAAGAACCACAATGCCAAGATGCAATTGGAGCTGTTGCCTGGACAATGGTTAAAGATAATGGATCCTGCTTAACAAAAGAAGAATACCTAAAACTTCAAGCAGAGGCTTGATACTTTTTAAAAAAAAACTTATATTTGTAAATACATAAAACAACCAATTATGACAAACGTTATTGCACGACATGGAGATATGACAATATTTAAAGTCTCCAAAGATCAAGTTTCTGGAATGGAAACTAGAGAAACAAAAAAACTTACTATAGGACTTGGTGAAGTTACAGGCCATAGCCATGAAATATTTGCACTAGACGACTCCACAATTATTGAACACCATAATGTAGCTGGATACGACTCTACAGAAATTCGTGACCTGGTAGAAAGAGAAAATATTTTCTTCGAAGTAAAAGGAACAGCTGTAATCATGCACGAAGAACACGGGCCAATTACTCTAGATGAAGGTATCTATCTAAGAACAGTTCAAAGACAATACAACCCTTTCTCAAAAGCACTAGAAAGAGTTAGAGACTAAACAAAATACACAACTAAACTGTTAACTATAACAACAACCCCCAATTTGGCGTAAAAACCTTTTGGGGGTTTGTTATAAAAATGCCAGGATAAAAAATTATATATGCTGGAAATAGATAAAAATAAAATTGCAAACAACAGACAAAAATCCACAGTTTTAAATGGAGCAATATCTGTCGTCCAAACTGAAGTAGATTTCGAATATAAAAAAACAGGAAACTACTCTCTACTTTATTCGTATTACTTTAAAGATGGTCTACAAGAAGGAGAGCAACTATATTTTAAAACACCAATAAAAATTAAAGTCAAATGAATAATAAACAAATTTATATAGGACTCACAGAAAACAAACAAATAACAAACCTAAAAGACAAACTAGACAGATTTGTATTAAAAGAAAAATACAACAGAGAAAATGATTATTCAGAACAAACAATCATATATCTAGATAATAATCGAAAACAACAACTCAGAAAAGAAACCTGGGAACAAGTAGGAATATATACATATAGAATAATTAATATACACTCAGTAAAAAACGACCTACAAGAAGGAGAAAGCATTTCTTTGTTGAGATCATAAATATTATAGTTATCAACTTAATGTTGATAAAATATAAATCCCCAAACGCCAACCTATAGAAATTTTTCTAGCAAGAACTTAAAAAAAAATTAATTTAAGTTTTGGGGGTATTTTTTTCTATAGGTTGGCTCAACCCCCAAAATTTATTTCACGCCCCCCCAAAAGCCAACTTATAGAAAGTTTTTCTGGTAGAACTTAAAAATATTTTTTTAAAAAATAAAAAAAATAATTATCTTTTTTTTTAAGTTTTGCAATTATATTTTTATAGCCCCTGTAACATTTGGGGGGCATAGTCGTATTATATATATAAGGAGGTAGAATCTATTTAGATCCCCCCACATTGTTATAGAAAAACAAATAAAGAAAACTTAAAAAAAAAATAAAAAAATAAACCCCCAAATATAAACCCTCAAAGCATGATTTTTATGCTATCTTGACACAACCAAAAGGTAACGTGTGAGGGACTCTTTTTTCTTGTTTTTTATCTTGTCAAATTGCTAGTCAATTCTGACCCTGGTTTACTATGCCAAAAACCCCCAATGATTTGTTCCACTTGAAACATCAAATTAAACCCCCACAAAAATTATCTTATATACTTTTCTATTTTCCAAATTTTATAAAACTTTTTTGCAACTTACTGATTATGAATGTGATCCGTGAGGGCAAATTATTGCTTTTGAGGGCTCAACCAACAATTGATTAAAAATATCGTTGGTCAAAATTTTGGTGGGAGTTTGTGGGGGAAAATGTCTACAGAACAGGGTTGAAATTTTTTATATACAAAAAGCGACTAAAATCTGCGTTTCTTTCTGATAATCAACCAATTAACTAATTAATAGTTATCAACAAGTGTGGATAACTCTATCAAAATGGCATTAAAAAAGCTCAAAAACAGCTCTAAAACCTCCCACAAATTACCACAAATTTACACATCAATTTTATCAACAATTATTTGATAAAATTTTGTATAAAAATAGCACATAATTTTGACTATATTTTTACCTACATTTTCACCCACAAATTACCACTAATTAAACTCTCCCCAAAGGGGTTTGTTAAATAGGGTAATTAATTAAAAAAACTATACAGAATTATTATAAGAATTTATTCATTAAAAAGTAAACTCTCCCCCCAAAACTAAGGGGTTTAATCTAACATATTATTTAGGGGTGAATATTAAACTCTCCCCCCATATGTTAGGGTATCTAAATATTGGATATACCTTTCAAATTAGGATAACTCTCAATTGCTCAAATGGAGAGAAATAGGATTAAGGAATTGGATATACCTTTCAAATTAGTATAACTCCCAACTTCTCAACTGAACGAACATCAGAATAACCATTGGATATACCTTTCAAATTAGGATAACTCCCAACAATAAAATATAGGAACAGAAGCTATTACGGTTGGATATACCTTTCAAATTAAGATAAATACCAACATAAATTAAAAATCATATGTCAGGCAATAAAAATAAAAAGGTATTTACCGAGTGCGAATAACAATACAATCAATTATCTTACATTGTATTTTTTTTGAGATTCACCTCAGCTTAAGGCTGTCCAACCAGCCCGACATTAAAGTCAAAATATCAAAGAACGTTTTCTTGTTTCAATCTTATGTATACAAATGTAGGAATAAATAATTAGACCTACAACATTTCTTCTACATTTTTTTCTTCCTTATTTAATTTTTTCAATTTCTCTATAGCCTTAGAATGATTTTCAATTTCCTTTACATACTCTTTGGTGTGAGCTATAGATATATTCTTAGAAGCATTATAGTCAGCATTCATTTCCGTCTTACATTCTAGGCATATAAACTTTGACTGAGATATTCTATTATCCTCGTGAATAAATCCACAGCTTGAGCATCTTTGAGAGCTATACTTAGGATTAACCATATTAACTTTTATTCCAGCTCTATCAGCCTTATACTGAATCATTGTTTGCAATTCAAAGTAAGACCAGTTTCTAAGAACGAATGAATTCTTTTCATCTCTTCCTATACCCTTAAGATCTTCTATGTTTATTGTCCCACATTTATTTTTTACTGCAGCTTCAATAATTTGTTTTGACCAAGAATGATTCATTGTCTTGGCGAAGTTTCTTTCTTTGGATCCTATATCATTTAGTTTATCCAATTTATGATTTCTTCCTCTACCTCCTTTGGTATGTGTAAGATTTTTTTGGAGGGACTTTCTACTTTTTTGAATTGCGAGTCTTGTATGTAAGAAAGCGTCTGTACTTCCTATTGCTTGTTTAAAGTGTTTATCATTATTGATAGATACATAAGCTGGGTTTGCAATACCTAAATCAACTCCTAGGGTTTTATTCTCATCTAGTTCAAACTTTTCTTTTGGAATTGATACAGTAAGAAAGAAGAATAGTTTATTATCTATAAACTTGAAAGATGAGTTTGACATCTTATATTCTCCTGTTGTTATTTTTTCGACTATAGATTTATTATTAGATTTATCTCTACCGAAAACAAATCTAAATGGAATTGCGGAGAATTCAAATGAACCTCCTTTATCATCTATTGAAAGATTTCTAATTGAACGACTATCGAATAGCAATGGGAAGTCTTTCTTGAATGAAGTAACAGATGAATCTCCTCTAAGCACATCTCTAATAGATTCTGAGAAGTTCTTATATACAAATGAGTTTATTGCAGACCTAAAGTATGATGGTAAATGTTCCTTATATTTATTTGCAAGGATTTTATATCCCATACCCATTTTTTTAATTCCTAGATATTCTGTTAGAGCTTTTTTATTCTCTTCATTTGAATCCTTAGTTATATTATCTAAGAAGAAAGAAGATTGAAGGGCATTAATTGTATCATTGGCGTAGTTCCTGGAAATGTATGACCAATTTCTAAGAGTCTTATAATATTCTTTTCTTAAATCCTTATCTGATTCTGAAACGTAGATTTCAATCTTTCTTGTTGTTAAAGTATTTTGGCTCATATTATATCTTATTTATTTTTATACATTTTCTCAACATCTCATTCAGTTGGTCGTGGTGATTGGATATCATTAATTTCATTTATACCAAACTTTTTTATGTGCTTGTTTCATTTTTACATCTCTTACTCCTTTATACCCTTCGCCTCTCAATATCCATAATATTTGATCTTTCAAATAATCAATACATTCTTTTTCGGTTTCAAATATTAACTCATCTTTTTAAAATTAAGCAACCATTATCATCTAATTTTGGCTCTCTTTTTTCTTTAAGAACAAAACCTTCACCTACTTCAGTATAAGGTCTGGTGACTATTTCGACATCCCATTCATTTGGTTCTATTGATTCCATAAAATTAACCCAAGAAATAGAAATTGTTTGTGCAGCAGTATTCCAACATTCAAGCATATCACCTTCACTAAACTTCTTATCACCAAGAATTTCAAGTGCTTTTTGGAAACCTTTCATAAAATCAATGTGAGCACCATTAAAGCGTATTGATTCGGTTCTGCCGTCATATATAGTTGAAGCATAATCCATTCCCAACTGATCTAAATCATAACCATTCTCAATTGCTTCACAATTTTTCAATGATAGCTGGTATTTTATAACTTCATTAGGTTTATCTTGGGTTGTTGCAATTACATCTTCTGCACTATCTAACAAAGAATATCCTTTTGTTGTTTTAATTAATTTATATTTCATATTATTTCTTTTTAAATTGATATAATCATTTATTCATTAATTAAATAATATAGTCCTTTCATATATGAATCTACATGAGTTGTATTAAATAATAAAAATTCAAAACCATTTTTATAACCCACTGCAATTCTACATCCTTCCACTTCACTATCTATAAATTTATCAATTTTAATAGTTTCTGATTCTAGTAGTGAAGTTTGATAATATCTACTCGGAATTCTCTTTTTTAGTTTCAATGTTTTACCTAGATAATAATCTTCAATTTTTTTATTATTTTCAGCAGCTTCTTCTATTGTTTCTTTATTCATAATTCAATGATTTATATAATCCATAACCATAGCATAAGCTATAATAACAAGACAGGTTGATAATAAGATACCTAATGCTATTAATATTGCTTTCATATAAACTTATTTTATTATATTATACGACGATGAATAAAAAAAGTTACAAACATTTAGGTTGATAGGCTTCTAGTTGTTCTATGATCTCATCAAGAGTTTCATCTATAAGTTCTGGGTTTGTTTCAAATCCTCTTGAACTCATTACTCTAAAGATTTCATTTAATGTTCCACCCTCATTGAATATGTCTGTAAAATAATCATCTTGAATCTCTACATTTTTTTCTTCGCACAATTCATTTATTCTCTCGCACTTTTTCTGTCTTATTTCTTCTATGTTATCTTCCACGTTATTTTCTTTTTTAAATTAAATATCTGTCCAATGACCATGTGAGTGACCGATCACAATTCTTGTTGTATTCGGTATGATAAACAATTCTAAAATTAATGTTCCATTTATGTTATTTCCTTTTTAAAATTAAACAACCATTTTCATCTAAAACTGGTTCTGGTACAGCATATACTTTATCACCACAAATATCCATCTCAATCTCAACACCCCATTCAGTTTGTTGTAGTGATTGGATAACACTTTTTGCTTCTTGTACAGTAACTAATGCTTTATCTAAAGATTCTCTGCCATTAAAAAACATTTTAACCATGTCTTCCTCACTAAACTTCTTATCACCAAGAATTTCAAGTGCTTTTTGGAAACCTTTGATTATACCACTTCTAAATGTACTTGGACTAATAAGTTTATGGGGTGTTTGTGCTTTTTCTAGCATTTCGTCTACCAACTCATCCAAATCATAACCATTTTCAATTGCTTCACAATTTTTGGTAGATAATAAAAAACAAACATCAGAAAAAGCTTTTTGATATTCTAAATCAGTTGTACCAATTATTGAATTATTATCGTTAATTAAACGATAAATGTCATTTACTTTAATTAATTTTGCTTTCATATCAACTTATTTTATTCCATTGTACGAAGATAAGAAAAAAAAGGTTTCAAAAACATTTTAATTAAAATAATTTATGTTTATATTTAAATAAAAAATATTAATGAGTAAAGCGATTAAAATTATTAGAGATACATTAGAAGAAATTTTTGATTCTTTTAGTATTCCTGACGGATTAAAAGAAGACAATGGCTTATTTACATTTACATATAATAATATAGAATATTATGTTAACATAACTCCTTTTAATTTAACAACAGAATATATGGTTGGAGATAAAAAAATACTTAACATAATTAATAATGCAAATAAAAAATACATAATTGATTTTGGTATTATAGAAAATGGAATTAGAACTTATAATGTTAAAACCAACTTTGGTAATCCCATAGAAATAATAAGATTTATAGCTGGAATTATTTTAAAGTTTATAGAAGATAATAATGTTGAAGTTATTTCGTATGTTCCAAATTCTAGTGTAAGAGATAAGATGTTTGATAAGATGGTTAATAATTTTGCTCTTGATAAATTTATTAGATATAGAATGAAAGAAATTACTGATTATAATATTTTTTTAATATCAAAAAAACTATTAAATGGGAAATTACAATAAAAATTTAGAGAAGAAGTGGGAAATAATAAACATAAAAAGATACCCACAAACAGGTGTTGGAAAAAATTTTGAGATTGATGTTCCTGAATTTGCACCTTCTATGAAAATAATTTGCTATGAAAAAGATGGAGTTAAATTATTCTGCTCAAGACATGGTACATTATTTTTTTATCCAATAACTTGGGAAATTGGATCTTATAAAGTTTTTAAATTTATGTTAAACTCTATTGAAAAATGGGCTGAAGAAAAAAACTACCAAGGAAAACTTGGATTTGAGCTATGCGAACTTAATAGTCTTAATAATGTAATTGAATATTTTATAAAAAGAAGAGGCTATGAAGTAATTAAAGAAGAAGGAAAACTCATTGTTCAATATAAATAATTACTTTATTTTATATAATCTTTTTTTTTGCCTTTAACTTTATTGTAATGCAAATATTTGTATCTTACAAGATAGTCAGAAAAGTTAACTCCCATTACTGTTTTTTTACCCATAGCATTTAGTTTGTCTGCTATTTGTTTAAAAGTCCAATTATCTTTATCTCTTTTCTTTTGGATATATTTCAATATTTTTTTATCTTCAAAGTTTCCTCCATGGAATCTACTTCCTATTTTGGGAAATTTTCTTTCGCCCCCAACTTCTCTATTGATTATATATACATAATGTGCAGACGCAATTCTTTCAGGGTTGTTTAGTTCTTTATCTTCTGAGCTTACAACTTCTCTTGCCAATTTCACCTTATACAATTCTTTAATCTTATCATCACGTATTGGCTTATATATTTGCGTTATTGGTTCCAATCCGAATCTATAGAGTGTATGCAACTTTTTTTTGTTTGTTAGATCATGTTTAGTTAGAAGCTCTTTATATGAAATACCATTTTTAATATCTAAGTGAATGCTTTCTATTATTTTGATTGCTTCTTCTTTATCATATCTAGTATTTCTTCTCATACCATTTTTTATGGATATATTACAAATGGTTGTATAAGCAACTTTAATTTTTTTTGCAATATCCTTATAAGCATAACCTTCAGATATCATCTGAATAATTTTTTCATATTTTGCTTTTGGTATCATATTTTAAAAACTTATTTTTTTATTTTCTTCAAACCATTTGATTGTTGAATAAAAATGCCAATCTTTTTGTTCTGATTGCATAAATTTATGCAATAGAGATTGAACTTCTTCTTCACTATACATCCTTTCTGATTGCCATTTAGCACCAGATAAAAATGATTTTTCATCATCATTTTCACCCCACCCACAAGCAAATCTTGATGCTGCTTTTTCTAATTCAGTCATAATATTGTTATTAATTATTTGTTATACCAAACAACATGAGTTAGGAGTGGGTTATCCAAAATCATTTTACTAGTTATCATACTAGGTATTGCGGGGATATTACTTTCATGAGTGGCACTAGCATAATATCCATTTCCATCATAATCAATAAAACCACCGCTAGTACAACAATTAACAAATTCTTTTAAAGTCATTAAATCACTAGATTTATCAATTTCATCTCCGAAAACTATTTCTTCTAATTTATATTTTTGGAATAGTAATGGTTTTTTTAATTCCCATATTCTATGCATTTCATCCATATATTGATCAATCGTGGGCAAATTAAATGCTTTAGATTCTAAATCACTAAGTTTGTGTAGTGCTTTTTTTACTTCTTTTAATGTTTCTTTATTCATAACTTTTATGTTCTACTTTTAACAATAACTTCAGTAACTCTCATTTTAGATAATCTTGCAGCTTCAATTTGTTCTTTAACCATTTCAGCTATTTGTTCTTCTGTATAATTAACCCAATCAGAAACTATTTCTACCTCTACTTTATATACCGTTGCCATATTATTTATTTTTTTATGGTGTTACCCAATCAATTAATACTCCATAACCTACTATTAATGCGCTGAAAAGCAAAGCTAATCCAGCGGCTACAAATGCTGTTTTCATATTACTTATTTTTGAATTGGTTAATTATTTCTTTAAACTTGATCATATAATCATAGTTTGGATTTTCGTTATGAATTTCAATCATTCTATTATACATCCATTCTAAATGATTTACATCAGTTTTTTCTATGGGGTCTGTTAAATTTCTTTTTCTATTTTGACAACCATTTTCATCACAATAATTCATTGTACATTTTTCTTCTGGTGTTTCACAGAATCTCCAAGGCTTTCTTTCTTCTGGAATGATGATTGTATAATTATCATATGGATATCCAACTACTCTATCATTATAAGCATAAATAAATTCACAATTTTGATTATTAACAAACCACTGCAAAAAATGATTATCAACAGCTTGAATTCCTTCTTCGATTAAATTGTAATCTGTTGTTAAGATGATTTTTTTGCAATTAAACATATGTATTTGAGATTTACCCTCAAATAGGAAATGTTCATTATAATATTCTTTAACAATTCTTACTTCTTCAATATCTTCTTCTGAACAACTAACAATAACATAGTCGCCTATATTAACTTCTTCATCATTTGTGATATATACGTTTCGTGATGCTTTATAACCCACTAACGTTTTCATTTCTGATAATTTTAATTTATGACTTAAATTATCAAACCACAACCTGCTTGGCTCATCTGTTGGTAATAAAAATATATTTTTCATCTTATATTTCTTTTAATAACATTAATTCATTTAAAAAAACACTTTCTTTTAAATAAACTGTTGAATATGTTAAATCTTCAGGATTATCAAAAGTTGAATATTCATATTGTTTCCATGTGCTATCTTTATTGGCCCAAGTTGAAATCATAGGTCTAATATATTTTTTTCCTTGAAAGAAAGATAGTGGTTTATAACCCATCATCTGCAATTTTATTCTAACTTCTGTAGTGTTTTCAGTATAAGGCGTTATTTCTTCTTTCATGCTTTTTTCCATCTTATTTGTTTTTCCTAACATACAATTGTTAATTGTTTACCTTCTTCAAAATCTATGTGTGTAATAAATTCTACCATTATCCAATCTTCTGTATAAGGCCTTTGGTATTCTTCTAGAACATCACCACCAAATTCAGATTCAGTCCATCGTGTATCTGTTATTGTCAATCCTTCAGTAATTATTTTTACCTTAAAAGGTTTCCAATCAGGTGTTTCAAGATTTATATCTGTAATGATTGCTTTGATTGGTTCAGTGTTGGGTATTTCTATAACTACTTGTCTTTTCCCATCAGCAATTTCTTTTAGCAACTGATTAAATGTATATTCCATGTTATATAATATAAGGTTTTAACCAATCTATGTTATCAGCTTTTTCCCAAGCATCTTCACTCCATGCATATTCATCTAACCAAGTTTTTCTATCATTGTTAAAAAGGTTAAATGATTCTTCAATCTCATCTATGGTATACCAACTTGCATCTGATAATGCGAATCCTATCACTTCTACACTATATCTAGAATAGAATGTATTTGCTACTTTTCGATAAAATATATCTATAAATTGTTTTAATGTCATAGTTATGTGTTTTTCTGTTTTATTTACTCTAGAAACTTTCACATTATCTTATATTATTTCCAAATCTTCATGAGTCAAAGAATGGAACAAGTTTTGTAATTGGTGAACAAAGTCTATTTTAATTATTTCATGATCAACTTTAACATTAAGAAACTGATATTCTGGTATATCTCTGTCAGCCCAATTGATTCCTGCGAATTGTACATGAGGCAATTTATCATGTTTCCAGAACAACAAATCATATCCACATTCTTCAAACTGAAAAGATAATAACTTTTCTTCTGAAAGTTGCAATGGAAATATTCTCCCAATTTCAACATCAAATGGTGTATCGGTTGTTTGTAAATTTTTAACCCTAAGATGTTTTTCTTTGATTTCAATAACTTTACATTCATTCAAGTTATCAACCAATACAATGTTTCCTATTCTAAAGTCGCTTGTTCTCATTTTGTTGTGTTTAAAGGATGTTATATTATATTATGAAAAAACAACAACTCCTTGTTCTGATGCAACTTGAAATGCTTCGGTCCATTCATCATATTTGTCTATGTAATATAATTTGGAATTTTCTTCAAAACATTCATTTTCTAAGTATTTTACAAACTTATCTTTGTTTTTGATAAAGTCATTATATAATTTTTGTGAAGTTTTATAACCAATAAACCCTTCACAATCTGAGAAGTTTATTAATTCGACAAAATCTTGTCCTGTATAATTTTCTGGATTTTCCCAAATTTTTTCAGGTTTAAATCCAAAGAAAGATTGACAAAGAATGCTTCTAAAAATATTATATCCAGAATAGCTACCTGCACGAAAACTTAGCGTTCTTTGAGGGTCATTATAAAAACCTGGTTTTATGTCGTCAGTTTGATTATAGTCAGTATCAAATGCGTACAAATACAGCATATTGTCAAATGAATCATCTATTTCTTCTTCTGTCATTCCTCCTCTATCTTTAAAGGAATCAAAGTCTATGTTTTTATATACACTAATATCTAGTCCCATAATATTTAATTTATTTATTTTTGTTTGTAGCCAGGATAGGATTCGAACCTATATTCTATTACTTCCGTAATCGCCATTGCCATTATCGACCACCTGACTCGGACTCGAACCGTTGAAAACACACACCTTTCAGTGCCAACAAAACCCTGACCCCAAAGTTTTATTGTCAGTAGCTAGGGACGGACTCGAACCGTATACCGTTCAAGACGGATTAGACAACCTTGCGACTCCATAGAAAACCCAAATTTTGGGTCTATAGGTCTTGGGGGCTTGGACACCATTCCTCATTACGCCCACCTAGCTAATTACAATCTAATGTTTTTTAAAACCACCTAAAATTGCCCAAATCATAGAAGCAATTAAAATACCAATAAGAATTTCCATAATATTTAATTTAACTTTTATTATTATACGATGATAAATATTAAAAGTTACAAAAAAAAATTTATTTTTGCTTTAGAATATTCTCTAGGAAAGTTCTAAACCCATCAACAATTTCTTTGTCTGATTCAATTAGTTTTCCATGTACTAGTATATCTCCATTTTGTCTAAACTCTAGGGTATTTGGTTGACCTTCTGGGCTGCAACTAATAACTATACAATTATCAAGTGTATTTATTGCGTTATATCCAATCGTTATAGAGTTTGATCCGAAATTAGCTGTTGTTAAATCTGATGCTTTTAATGTGCTCATATATTATTTAATTAATTCTTCAATCATTTTAATTGTTGTTTAAATTTTCAACATTATACATCGTAGTTTTAATGTAATTTAATTTATTATCTTGATGGGTGTTACGATTGTCAGTAAACATATAACATTCACCATTAACAATAATAACTCCAGGAGTTTTAACGAAATTAGGTATTGTAATTTGATTTACCAATGTATGATATTCCCACAAATTAACTTCGATTGTAGGATTTTCAAACTTTCTGCGCTTCACTGATTTACCTTCCATAACTTTTTATTTTTAAATTAATATACGACTATAAGGTAAAAAAGTTTCAAATAAGATACTAATATTTATTTTTGAATATGATAATTAAAGTAAAGATTAACTGCTTCTCTGTTTATATTAAAAAATTTTTTTGAATCTATTGGGTCAACTATTTTCATAGGCTCTAAATCAATAACTTCTATAAAAATATAAAATCTAAATTTATAAACATTTTGATCTAAAATTTTTTTTACAGCTTCTCTAAATAATTTTTCTGAATTATAAGCTGCGTTAACATAAGATTCTCCATATTGAGTTATTTTTACTTGATTGTTGTAGGGAAGAGAATACCTATCTGTTTTTGTTGAGGCGTGAATTCCCAACTTATTAAAAACATCTATTAACTTTTTTTCTAATGATTTTTCTGTATTAATCATTAGGTTTTCATATTCTTCTTGGAAGTTATCTAGTTTTTCTTTTAAAAAAAAAGAAACTAAATTATTATTTTTGTTTGGAATGTTTCTGTTCATGTTATTTATTATTTCTAAAAATTTTTTACAACTCCCAAATATCCTTTCTTTTTTTCTTTATATCGAATTTAAATGATAGCCAAAGTATTATTTTTTGTAAAAATCTTTTCATTTTTATTTTTCGTTATAGAAAAAGTCTATTATCATTTGTTTCATACTATATTCTTTTAAGTATTAAACATCCATCTGCATCAAGTTTTGGTATATCACCATAATACACATTACCATTATTTGACAATGCTGGGACCATCACTAATTCAACATCCCATTCAGTTTGTTGTAGTGATTGGACATAAGAATCTGTTAACTCTTGATAAGTTTTTCCACTTCTTTCAAAAGGATTACTTATTAGTATTTTACATAGTTCTACAACTTCATTTATACTAAACTTCTTATCACCAATAATTTCAAGTGCTTTTTGGAAGCCTGCTTTGAATATATTAGTTGTATCACCATAATTTGGATCAGATTGATAATTCCAAGAAAAATCATAAGCTAAATCTTCCAAATCATAACCATTCTCAATTGCTTGGCAGTTTTTTACAGAAAGCTTTTTACTTGTTGATGTTTTAAGGTCGCTTGATGCTATGATGTCACCATCACAATCATATAACACATAAATTCCATTATTATATTTGCGTAATTTATCTTTCATGTTTTTTAGTTTTAGTTGGATATTTATACCTCATTACATTTTTAACATGATTAGTTAACTCTGTTTGAGTATAAAAAGCCATTGCAGTCCATAAATTAAACTTTAATTGTTTTTTAAATCTACCATGTATAAAACACATAATAAATTCTTTTAGTTCTGAATAATTTGGATTTTCGGATTTTAATAAAGTGGCATACTCATATTCAAAAACATCTAATATTTTGTTTGATATGATGTTAATCTGTTCAGAATTCTTATTTGTTAGATTTTTATAGTCTTGTTTTATCTCTAACAATTTTTCGTGTAAGTTAATTCCCATATTTAATATTTTACTTTTATTATTATATCATGCGGAGCAACTTCATCGCCCCCAAAATAAGGATATAGCAAATACTTCCTTTTATTATTATCTTTATACCTATCCATTTCTAGGGTATTAGAATCAACGATAAAAACATATTTATCTGCTAGGAAACTAATTTGACAATTATATTCAATATTTGGTTTTGCATCACATATCTTTTCAAAAAAGAATTGTCCATTATTGTGCGTATAACCAAATATTTCAATTTTACCATCAATACTTCTCCATCCAAGCCTGGCAGAATTATCCATATGATTTCCACCATCACTCATTCCAAATAACTTATTGATATCATATTGATTTTCTGCATTTGATAATTCATAGTTGCAAGATTCTGTCATTATGAAAGAAAAAGATAGATTATTTGTTTTTGTAAACCCAACTCTATTAACTGATCTATGGTTACCTTTCTTAATTTTGAAAATATAGAAACCATTGTCATCTTTTTTATGACAAGATAACAGAACAACAATTAAAATTAAGAATATTATCGCAATCATTTTCATTTTATATTTTATTAAAAATTAAAAAACCTTCTTCATCTACAGCAGGAACTATTTCACAAGAGCATTCAACATTTGGCTCAGTACACCCATTAGATAATCCACAAGCCATAGTTATCCATACATCCCATTCAGCTTGTTGTAGTGATTGGATATAGTTTTTTATGTAACTTTCTCTTGATTTTTGAGTTTCTTCATATGTTTTTTCATAGAATACTTCTTGACCTTGCATACAAGTCATAGCGATTATAATATCTTCCTCACTATACTTCTTATCACCAAGAAGTTCAAGTGCTTTTTTGAATCCAACCATATAAGTATTTTGAATTGTAGCAGCATATATACTATGTTCATACTCATTTGGATTTGCTAATTGGTTAATCGCATAGTCTTTAGCCAGCTCATCCAAATCATAATAACCATTCTCAATTGCTTGACAGTTTTGAATAGATAATTTTCCAATATTTGGCTCGTGCTGCGTTGATGCAATAGTATTTAATTGATTTATATCTTCTGAATAATACAAATCATATCTTTCATTGGTTCTTTTGATAAGTTTTCCTTTCATTATTTTAGTATTACTTGATGTAAAATAATTTGCATTATCGTGAATCCTAGTACAAATGCAATTGCAGCTATAATTATTCTTTTCATAATATGTTATTTAAAAAGTTGATAAAAAGCAACACAAAAAATGATTGATAAAGCCATAATGTATAACCATCCATCATCATCATCATATTCATCGCTCATATTATTTTTGTTTGAAAGTATTGTTATAATACTCTTTTAATTCATGTGACATACTTTTCCAGCCAAACTCAAGAGCATCCTCAATTTGCTTTTTCTCTAACATTATATGTTCTTCTGAAATGTTCTGTAACATCGTATCGCTAATTTTAGATCTATCTATGAATGGTAATAATTTTTCAATTAAACTATTTAATGCTGTCTGGTTCATATTATTTTTCATAAAAGAAGTTATTTCATTTTTAACAAATATAATAAATAAAAATTAATAAAAAAAAAGGAGTGAATAAATTTAATCACTCCTTTTTAAGAAAATCTTTTTAAATTATAAACCACACTTTATAATTAAGTTATCTATATAAACTTGAACCCTTTCAATGTTTGTGTAATGTTTTATAAAATTTAATTGTTTAATATTATCACAGAAACTAACTAACATATGCAATTCATTATAAGTCATATTGCTAATTTGTGTTTCAGAATATATTTCATCTTCTATTTGTATGGTTCTTAATCTGCTTGATCTATTCATAATAAATTATATTATATTATTTTATTTGCAAATTTCAGAGTAATTTGCTTTTTTAAAACGTAACTAGATGTGTGTTAATAATTTATATTTAATGTCGTATATATACGAGTTAGCTTCAATTTTTTGGTGGAGTTAGTTCGCACCAATGAGTTACTTCCCCATCACATTCTTCCCAACCTTCACTACTTTTAATCCATCCTTTGCTTGTATGTTCTCCATGTTTCCAATATTGGTTTATTTGATATTCACCATACTTATCATAGGTTAGTAAATATCCAGTCGCAAAGGATTTGCCGTGTTGCGACCAACATTCAGGCATCTTTTCATTTACACTTATCCAATTCATATTTTCGTTATTAAATTCCACCAAAAAACTAAAGCTAACAGCGTATAAAAAACATTAAAACGATTTTTTATACGCAAAACGTTAGACAACATTCACATTGCCTCTTGCAACTAATTTTATTTGTTCATACTCTTTGTTTTCTTTAGCGTATTTTGTTTCTATAATTTCATCAATAGCAAGTGAACATAAATCACAAACTTTGGAAATACAATAATATGTGGCATTACCAACTTTAAATCTTCTTTGTGTGTCTAATCCATCGTGTTTTAAATTGTTATCCGTTTTCCAAAGTTTGAAATCATTAGTATCTAATGAAATTACTGCAATAGAACGTTGCCTAACATCAGATATATTCAATTGTTTTTCGTATTCTTGAACTATCTGTTTTGCTTTTAAATATTCTTCTTCTTTTATCATTTGTGTTTTAATTTAAGTAAACAACTGAATATATCTGTGACCGTTATGTATAATAAATTTTTAATAACCATACTTAGTCAAAAATTGTTTCCATTTTTCCTCTTTCCATTCATCAAACTCTTTATCTGTTAAATAACCTCTATCCGAAGTTTCCGCTCCATCAAAATATAATTTAACATCAAAAGTTTTCTTATACCATTGAATGTATTCTTCTCCATATTCTTCATATAACAATTTTTGAAGTTGTTCGTCTATATTTCGAGTTTTGTTCTTTTTCATAATTCGTTTAATTAAAAATTTACATATACATAACAAATGATAAACAACATTAAAACGATTGTTTATCATCGGACGTTATAAGT